GTTGTTGATGCTTAGGTAATCACCGCCGACGAGTTGGCTTGCCGCGCCTCCTGTCCAGCCACCAACTGAAATGGTTTGGCTGTAGGGGAATGCCGTTGCAGCTAGCGTCTTGCCGTTGAGGTTCTTACCGCTGCCGTGTGGCTGGTAAAGGAAGGTTCCTGTGGCCCCTCGCAAGCTAGCGCGCCATGCGGTGAAAGCCTTGGCATTAGCTAGCGACATGGGGTTGAAGCCAAGTTCTAGGCTCCATTCCGCAAAGTTGTTTACCGTTACCTGATTGCCCGAGAACGGCGAGATCATTACGCCTTGGTTATGAGAGAGGCGAAGTGTCTCGGTAGATGCTACAACTGGTGGTGGGTTAATTGGATAGGTAGTCACCTAAGAGCCTCGCTTACAAAGTAGTCGAGTACTTATGCAAGCAAGGCTCTGGCTTAGTTCATTCGAGGACGACCAATCTTGTTCATCGTCTTTGCGTGAGCAGCGTCGGTAATCATTGGCATTGCAGAGGCGATACCTTCCATCACATGGCGGCGCGTTTCCTCTGGATCGGTTGAACCGTTGACATTGACTGTTAGGGCCAATCCGCCGCCACCTAGGCGATGGTTAGGAACGATGTACCCGCTGCGATCCGGCGTGAACAATTCCATGCCGCGCTCACCTACGCGGACAGTTTCGCCAGCGTTTACGGGACCACCAACAGCCTTACCAATGTGGGCGTGATCTGGACTCATGATCCCCGGTGCCGAACCTGACGAAGTACCAGACGCTACCGGCGAAACACCGCCCACGATGTTGCCAGCAATCTGGCCCAGCCATTTGCCTAGGGAGCCGCTAAGCGCCTTTGCCCATTCTGCCATCATCGTTTGGAGCGGCTGGTAGACGAGTAGTTCGAGCATCAAGCTGCCCAAGTCCTTCAACGTCTTGGAGAAGACCTTGCCGAACTTCTCGCTTCCCATGATGAGGGAGTCGAAAGCGTTGGCAGCGATGTTTCCGAGGTCTGCACCAATCTGCTCCCTGACGCGGGAAATGTCGTCGGCGCGTTGCTGGGCTGCTCTCGCCTGTTCTTCCTGTAGGCGCTTCGCTTCCTCTAGCTTTTTGTTCCGCGCCTCAATGGCATCCTTCTCGTCGTAATAGTCGTTGATCGCTTTCCGCGTTGCCTTAGAAAGTGCGCTGACGACTATGGTGCCGTCTGACAGGATGACCGTACCGGATTGCCTCTCCGCGTTGAGCAAGGCCAACTGGCGCTCGTTCAACCCAATTTCCTCACGCATCTTCACATAGTCGTCGCGGGTATCGCGCAGGGCCTGTTGGTTTTGTGCGAACTCCTCAACGTCGAAGTTCTGTCCAGCTTGCTTGGCAATTTCCTTGCCGAGTTCGCTATCACCCGAAACACCGGCCTGTTTGAGTGCGTTGTAAATTGCCAACGCTTTGCCGGTGAGCATCAACTGACGCTCGGTGTCGCGTAGGTCCTCGAGATAATCTAATGCCTGCCTGCGCGCATCTGCTGCCGCGCTTGATGCGCCTCCACCCCCATTCGATGGAACATTTCCAATTGGTGGCGCGCTGTAGTCGATACCCGGCGCCCCAGCGAGCATCTGTGCAAGCTCGTATTCCTGTCTGCGGAGTTCAGCGACTGTCAACTCCGCTTCCATGATGTTGGCACGAAGCTGCTGTTCACCTGAGTTGTAGACGCGGCTCTTTCTGCCCGAGGTTGCCATCCCATCAGCAGTCTTGGTCTGCATGGAGATTTGGCGATCCATTCGAGCGTTATTCTCGGCAATCTTGTCCGTCAGCTTTACCCGTGCGGCCGCAGCGGCAGCTTTCGCGTTGGCGATGAGCTGCTTCGTCTCCTGCATGAGCGCATTAGCGTTTGCCAGCGAGGCGGCTCTTGCTTCACCCTTCGCGTGAGCAAGCTGCATCGTGACCTCTGTGACCTTTGCGGTACGAGCCTGGGCCTCAGTCAGCTTTTGCGTGAATTCAACCGAAGCGCGTTTGGATTCCTCGGTTTTCTGGTAGAGCCAGTAGATACCAGCAGCGGTCCCTGCGATTGCTAATCCCCACGGCCCGCCAAATAGCGCCAACAGGCCCATCGCTGCGGCGCGTAGCCCTGTGACTGCCATCGTTGCGCCGGCCATTACAGGGGCCACACGGGCATAGGCCATCATGCCAGCAATCGCGCCAAGGATTGCAGCAACGAACGATCGTGCTGCGGCGACTGCCGTAACGCCTAGAGCGACCGCGTACCGGCTGGCGATAATTCCTGCTGCTATCGCTGCCGCCTTGCCGGTGGTGTTCATCGCGTTGGCGACACTTTCGCCCATTGCGTTCGCCGCTGGTGCAGCGCCTGACATCTGGCGCACGATTTCCGCAGTGAGTTGGATTGCCTTTGTGAAGCTATCCAGAACGCCGCTGTCGATAGCTGCTAGGATTAGGGTCTGCTTGGCAGCTTGGAGTTCTTGCTGCGCTCTGGTGTATTCCTGTAGCTTCTTAATGTCCTCGTCGGAGATAACGGAAGCCTTTGAACCCATCTCGTCAAACGCCTTGCCCCCATCACGCAAGAGCGGAATGAGGTTCGTGACGTCACTGGCCATCGCCTCCAGATAGAAGACCATTTCCTCTTGGCTGACGCCTGCCTTCACCAAGCTATCGTAGTAGAGTTGCAGGGCGTCTTTGCCGCCTAGCTTCTGGAATTGCTGCGCGGTTACGCCAACCTTGGGAGCGATCTGCTCGAAGAAGTCCTTCATAGGACCGCCACCAGTGCTGATGAAGTCACCGATGCGGTCGCGAACGTCCTTGAAAATGTCGCCTAGTTTCTCGAACTCGATGCCGACTGTAGATGCAGCAAAAGCCTGACGTTGGAAGTCAGTAAAGCCGACACCGGCTACCTGTGCCGAATTGGCTAACTGCTTCGCCTTGTCTGCAATGGAATCGAACTGGAATTTGATAGCAGTTGCACCAGCGACTGCCGCCGTTCCCATCGCTGCGAATGCAGTTGCCGCACCCTTCGCCATCGTGGCAAAGTTGCTCCGCATTTCTCGCTGAGTGCGTTGGGTTTGGGTCGAAGCCCTACGAAGTCCGCTTTCAAAGTTTGCGGACTTGAGGGAGAGCGAAGCGTATAGATTACCAATCGAAGCCATGCGTGTATTTACGTGGCGACTGGATTACCTTTGGCTCTTGCTCTCCCGTTCCTTTTGCTTGAGTGCCTGTTGCTCTGCCGAGTAGATTTTGAAGCGAGCAAGAACGACATTGGATAGCTGCGCAGCCTTTTGCGCTTTCACTTCCTCTTCGTGGCTACTGTATCGAGTAAACCAGTTCTCCGGCTTGATCCACTCGCCACCAAGGGCGTTTCCGATCATGCTTAGGAGCATACCAAAGCGGTGATCTTCTACCTGACAACCCCAAGGGGACATAAGGTAGAACGTCTTCCAATCTTGGTATTCGACATAGGAGACAGTCTCTTCAAGTTCGGCTACCGAACGACCAAGAGCGAGGGCCAGTCTATGTCTAAACTGGCCCTCTTCTGTTAGTTTGGGGAGTCTTGTTCCTGAGCAGCGGCAAGGTCGAAACCGTTAGCTTTAACAGCACCAGTTACCATGCAACCTACAACTTCCGTTGGCAGTTCGTACATGTCTTCAATGGTGTTATCGTCAAACAACGGAGCGCCTGCTTCGTTGCAGATGCCATACTTGACTACTAACTCACGCCACTGGCGTTCGTGTTCCTCGTTCTCGGCACCTTCTGTGGTTGCTAGCTTCTTTGCGATAGCTTGAATCTCGTCGCTCTCGCGAAGGCTCCACTGCCGACCGTACACAAAGCCTACCTTTTCGGGCAGGTCGATTTTGAGGGTCTTGGGCTTCGCCTTCGCTTTGATTGCTTCTAGGTCAAGTGCTTTTGTCATGGTTTGTTATCTCACTTAATTACGAGGCGGTTGGCCAAACAACTTCGCCGGTGATTTCGATGGTGCAGCTACCTGCAACTAGATCGTCGACAGCGCCCTTAACCCCGAAGTTGGTTACGTAACCGGAGAAGGTCATTACGTCGGTGCCGTTGAAGTCCACTTCGAAAGGCTTGAGGGCCTGTGAAGCGCGAGCAGCGGCTAGAGCTTCGTGGGTTGTATCGGCTGGATTGTAGTTGAACTCGAATGAGAACTGCCCTTCATCGCGCAGCCCCATCAGCTTTTCCTTCGCAACGCTAGCGAGGGTAGTTGCATCAATAACAGCCGCCGAACCCGTAGGGCCGTCAAAGCTGGTTACATTGGTTAGGACTACCGGCGAACCACCGGGATCCATTGTGATCTTAATTCCTTGAGCAGATGTGCCTGCCATAGTCTAAATCCTCCGTCATTGGTTGAACCCCAACAAAGGGGGCTGACGCAGGTATTTATGCTGACTAACTAGGTACTTTTGCGCTTAAGACTCGCGGTAGGTTACTCGTAGTTCTAGACTGCGGCGGTAGTACCCATCGGCATCTGGTTCCGCTCCAAAGTCTATGTCATTATCAACTGAGCAGTAGAGTACATCACCCTCACGCCATCCATCACACGACGCCCGTAGAGCGTCAGCAAGGGCATTGGTCTTGGAGTATGATGTTTGGTAGCAATCCACACGGAAGTTCACGACAGCTATACCGCCGGGGCCGTCTAGGTGTGTTTCCCTCGCGGTACCTGTCCGCTGGTAGATTAGATGCGCCCCTGTAACCTTCTCCGGTGCTTTGAGCGGGAAGGCCTGTGGCGTTACAGTCTTCAATTTCGTGGTGAGCAGTTCTTCGAGCATTAGCGGCCTCCCGCTTTCTTGAGAGCGGCGCGCAACTCAGTTTTAATAATTTCGAGGGCTTCCGGTCCCGACGAACGAAACGCAGGACCGAACCAAGGCTTCGCGCTCATCTTGCGAGTGCCGAATTCAAGGAAGCGGCCCCAGAACGCTGCGCCCGTGCCAAGGATGCCAGCAACGGTTTTTGGTCCTTTGCGCTTCTTGCGCTGGACGCGAATGTTCCGCTTCAAGTGCCCGTAATCAACCGTCTGCGTACCAGTTGCTGTGGAGTAGGTACGGCTGGTGTCTGCATCGCCTACAGGCGCAGCCTTGCGGATGTTCTTTGCGATGTGGCGAGCGCCTTTCATCACGGCCTTTTGGCCTTCTTTGGTGCCCACTTGCGGCCCTAGCTTTGCCAGTGCCTTTTCCAGTTCATCGAAACCGCCAACGTCAAAGTGTTTGCTCATCGGTTCTTCCTCCCGAAGATGATGAGGCCCGTGTCGTCTAGCGTTTCCTCCAATGCCGTGATGTAGTAGGCTTCGCCCTTGTACTGGAACCGCATGTCGCTGGTTACGTCGCTGCGGTATCGGATTAGAAACTTCACTTCCGCCTGTGCTAGTTCGCCAGATTGTTTCGCAATGTCCTTTTGGCTGAACAACCTCTTCGCAGCCCACACGGTAGCTAGCGTCTGCCAGCTATCCTCGCGCTCACCAAAACTGTTCTCGGTGAAGGTCTTTGTTTCGAGCGCAAGGCGCTGATTGAGGTCGCCAGCTTTAATCATTAGAGCAAGCCCACGCAGTATGGGCGCAGAAGGCGTTCGAACGTCTCGGTAGCTTCGTCCTGTCCTTCGCGACCCATGTAAGCGTTGGCAGCATGAACGCTGATCGCTTGCTTGATTGCCTGTGGGATCGCGGCAGTTGTCTCGTATCCAGCTTCTACCGTGATAACGAGCGCAGTATCGGAATGGGTGGAGAGCAGACGAATGTTCGCAACGTAGTCCGTCACGCGCTGCCTGTAGTCTTTGACAAGCTCTAGGAGCGTTCTATCTCCATTTGGCTTCTCGGCTTCCACCTTCACGATGGAGCGGACAGGGAGAGTAGGTAGGGACGTAAGGCCAGCCGATGCAGGTACGATGTACTCGACTTCCGAATTGGCAAGCGTTCGTCCGGTGAAGTTCTCGGCTGCGTCACGCGCCGCGAGGATCAAACCTTCGATCAGTTCAAGTTCTAGGGTGGCGTCGTCGATCCGCGACCACTTGCAGAACTC